ATCCTCTGTAGTACGGAAAATCCGTAAGGTCAATCGAAACCATTCTAGTGCCTGAGCCAACTTCACCAGGCCAATAAGATGAATGATAATGGTATCTTCGCAACAAGTCACGAAAACTCACTATTCGTTCTCCTTGATAAACTAGATATTGGTTATCTTCTTTCACTATATCCGCATTAGTTCCAAATGTTTCAATTTCATTAGAAAAATCGGGAGAATTTGATTCATCAGTACTCATAGCAAGTACATCAGGTGCTTCTTCCGCTTGTTGAACATACGGAGCAATGTCACTCTGTTGTTGAAAGTAAGATAGATTCTTCAGACCGTCAACAGTAGGAACGGAAAAGGCGATGTCTTCTCCTCCACTAACCCATACTTGTACTTTAACCGCAGCATTTGTATTGCTAGGAGTTGCTAATTCATTTACAACATAAACGCTGAGACAACCATTGTCATATTTATCACCAGCACCCACACTTGCAGTAGTACTAAAAGTGGGGAGAATTGGAGCAAGATTTGCACCAGGCAAAATATTCCACGCCCTAACATCGGCCCATTTAACCTCATATTCAAAATCTCTATCCTCTGAGATATCAATGGTAGTAGAGTAGACTTGATTGTAAGGAACGGCTCCTGCATTGTTGGAACGTGGATTATAAACGATTCGCAATCGTCCACGATGATATTCAGAACAAATAACATTAAATCTAAACTTAATTGAACCCTGCCAGGCTCCAAAAGGATTAGCAGCAAAAGCAACAGCCGTGGGATGCACTTCAGTAACTGGGGATGCTGAAAGCGTCCGTACAAGAACAGGTGTAACTACCATAGACGCTAAAAGAGTGTCGGTGGTGGCAGACTCCGCCCAATCAAATTGTTGCCAAAAGGAAGGTCGTTGAGCAATTGCTGAAATAGCAAGTTCATCCTCTCCACCAAGACCCATAACTCTCGTATCAATAGTAAGCTCATTCTTTGAATCAGCAGACAGCTTGACAAGAGGCTCAGGAGTATCAGTGTTAGAAAGGTTGCCCATATATCTAGGAACATATGGCTTAGTGTCCTCAAGAACTTGTGGGCGTGAATAGCCAAAAATTTTAGCCACTTGTCCGATGCGCGTAGCTACCATAGAGGTGGCTTTTGCATAAGGAGCTATAACTGGGATCATAGAAAGAGCGTTAGCTGCGTTAGCTATAGCTGAAGCTGGTTTACTAATCAGACCGTCTTTCACGAATTCATCATTTGACCTAGTATTATTAACCTTCTTCGTGGGGCCCTTATTCTTCTTCTTCCCGCTTGCTTGTTCGACATAAGTGGGAAATCCAAATTCGTCTAATTCTCTATCAGCCGTACCAGATTGAGCCTGGACAGTTGTAGGAACAGAGAGAACAACATCCTCAGCCCACACAAAAACTGTTACTGTAATGGGATCTGTACCACCATTTGCATGACGTAAAATGTCAAAATCGTGAACAGTAACTCGTCCCATATTGTTAGTCCAATTACCGAATGTGATATCGAGGAAATTCTCGGGCCACAAAAATGGTAACAACATCTCTCCACCTTGTGACGTTGTCGGGTCAAGCATAAAATGAGGCTTTTGAGAAGCACCCACTAAATCTTGTTCAAAGAACGCACGTTTAAGAGTAACATCATCATTAGTTAAATATGGATTATACGAGACTAAAGCTCTCCCATAATAGAAAGAGTTTCCATTAATAAGCATTTTCATTCGAAGATTACAACGTAAATTACGATACCTGTTAATTTTCTCTAAAACATCTGCATTACTAAAAAACTCAGTCCACGGATTAAAAACCTCAAACAGCCTAGTACTTTCCGGAGTCCACTGAAATTCCTTAATCTTAACGGGACGACCGAGGAAGGAACCAAGCTCGGCGTCGCTAAACTCTGCGAGTCGAGTGGTTGCATCCGGTGATGATGAAATGTCGTAAGACCATGGTGTGTCTCCATCGACAAAATGTACATTTTGTGTTGATATCTGTTCAGGTGCTTTTGAGACACTATAAGCACCGCCAGAAGGACTATTTGAGTCAGCCCCAAGACTATTTGTATTATTATTATTAATTGAAGTAGGCAATATTTAGTATATACAACACATCAGGGCAGTACCCGCTGCTCCTGTGTGCGACAATGTTTCCCTGGCTGACGAAACCTCCAGTAAATACCGGTATCCTAAGGGTAGGATGTCTATATGTACAAAGCTTCCATAAAATATACAAACATGTAAATTATAAAATATGTAGTATCCATATATACACAACTATTTTAAACTTATACTACGAATAGTTCCGGAGTGGATAGATTTTACGCCTCTCCAAGGCGTTTGGAATTTATTCTGAGAAATCCCACTCATCGCCTACTGTAAAAGCAAATGCATCTTCATCAGCAACCTCATCAATTTCATCAGGTTCACGTCCAAGATATCTAATCTCGAAGTGCTTAAGCCTGTCTTCATATGATTCAGTTAGCATTTTGCAAGAGTCAGTCATTCCACATTTGAAAGCTACCTCTTTCATTTGCTTTCTACGCAATTCGTAGACTTCCTTGCCATGTTGCCACCATTCACGCAAGGCTCCGTCAATGTTTCCAGCAGATTGGTCTTCCAAAGACACAACCTTAGATTCAAGGACGGTGTGGAGACTTTTGAAGATTGATTCTTCAGCCAAAGCTCCATGAATCATACCAGTATCCGCATTGAATTTGTTCTCGCGCTTCAAAAAATCAGCTTCGAGATCATTCATGTAAGGAGTTGGCTCAGATTCCTTATCTGGCATAGTGAAAACCATATCACGCTCCTTCAAGAATTCAGCATATGAAATGTGATTAAACCAATCATAGCCCTTCTTAACGGAACCCTTAACATCATCACCATAGGTCATGATAGCACAAACCTCACGAAAAGGTTTTGGCTTACCAAGGTGTGATGGCCAGAGGTGGAAATACGCACATCTTAGTTGCAAGGAGTTGACAATACAGTTAATGTAAACAGTCAAATTTTGTCCGGAAGGATTAGATCCTTTATGGATGATAATATCTCCATTGTAAGCAACACAAGAATAAGCAATCTCAGTTGCAATACCCCTCATGATAGTGAGGTCATCTTCTGTGTACTTACCACACTTTTCTGCAATCTCAATTAAAGCAGCAAAAGCAGCATTAATAAGTTGTGCTGGCATACGAAGATCATATTTACTATAATCTCCTGCCAAAATACGGTCTACACCATGTTTCTTCATATGATTTGCCAATTGATCCCATTCAGGACCTTGAGCATTTACACCTACTGCACACTCAGAGTCGAGTGGAAATAGCGAAAGAATACGGGCAAGAGGTAGAAAGTATTTACGAACCATCATTTGTGTGGCCCAGTCTGCAGCTTGAAAAACCCTAACCTTGTCTTTAGTTAACTTGGTTGGTTCATCCTTTACACATGCTTTGAAAATTGAATAACATCTTTTTCCCGAAAGAAGGATTTGTTCCATTTTTCTCATTTCATTAACAATCATAGGATGGGCTTCAGCTGGACATTGGAAATCCGGATAATCCAACGGATCCAATAGTTCAATCTTTTCTCTCTTTGGACCTGAAAGTGGATAACCTTTTGAAGTACATTTTGGCATAGCATCAATAAAACGCTTACCATCTTTACCACAAAGAGTTTCCATATCGGTCATAGGAGTTAATTCTGAAAGAACCCACAACTTAAACTTGTCACGTCTGAAAACATCAATAAGACCATTAACATAGTCTTTATATGCTGCTTCAACGAGACTACCTTCAATCCCTGCA